TGAGCGGATCCGCACGATCCACGAAATTCATTTTGAAGCTGCCCTTTTTAAGACTTTCGCCTTTTTCCTTTTTCCATTTTTGGAACTCTTTTATCTTTTCAGGATCGCCCGCGATCTTGGATAGCAGTGTCGCTTTCTTAAGATTTGGGTTAACATCGCTGGTTAGAACCCGGCCCGCATCGGAATTTAATGTGCGGGGGACAGCATCCTTTGCTTTCTCCTCCTGGATATTGATCTCGCTGGGTTGTGCCTTTTCGTTTTCGAGAAGTAGTTTTTCCACATACTGCTCCGCCTCTTTGAGGGGCATTGATTGAAGCTGTTTAAAAGAGGAAACTGGGATCTTGGGGAATAGTGATTTTAGCGCTTGAGATGTGAATATTGAGGGTGCTTGTATAAGATATTTTTTAGCTTTTTCTGAGGCTATCCCGTCTTTAACCACGGCGTACTGTTCTAAATTCCATTCGGCATCTTCTTTTATTTCTTGAATCTCCTCCTGCACAAACTCTTTATGCGTAGCGTATTCTTTTTTTATACTCCTTACTATTTCGGCATTAGTCGTACCTTCGGCATACCAAGGTGTCAGAGAGAAATATCTCGGTATTCGGTGGTTTTGATCGGCTCCGCGCCACATATCGCCAAATTCATCGGTTTTTAAGTATTCTTTTTTAGCTTTTTCTATTTTTGCGGTTTTCTCTTTTTCAGATAACTTAGAATCGCTTAAAACTTGGATTTGAAAATTAGCCCAAAGTTTATGGTTTTCTAGCTCGACCTCTAGGAATTTCTTATGGGCTACAAACTCTCTGACCACCAACTCAGCACTACCTCCACCGAGCCTGGCAGCACGAGAGGCCGCGTCCGCAGAATCATAATCGGTACTGGCTTCGGACATTATTCTACCTAAAACTGACCAATCGGTGGATGCGGCCGAGCCCGCAACCTTCGCACCGGTCTTGATATTCGCGGCAGCGAATCCCATGAGCATGGATTTCATGAATCCTCTGCGGCCCATGCCGGCATCGGAATTTAGGGATCTTGGATTGCTGTCTTTGGGGGTGAAGGTTTCTTTGAAATTAACTACTGAGCCAAGGGTTACATTATTTTCTGCTTCAGGCTTCTTTCTTCTCTCAAGCTCGATCTTTACCTTTTTCTCGATCTCTTTTGGTAAGATCCCGCTTTTTAATCCTGCCCGAAGAATATCATCCCCCATCACATATTTATAGCCAATCAGTCGCTCAACGCTTTTCGATGCAGTCTTTTTTGGCTTCCGGTCTACATCAAACACAAAAGTTTCTCCTGCTACTTTTACAGGCTTGGTCGCATTTGCTTTACCACCCTCTTCCGCAGTCAATTCAAATGTTTGATAAATAGCTTTTTTATTCTGAATCTTTGGTTTGCCTCGGACTGCAATAAGCTCTTCGCGCTTCTTTCTCGAAGTATTTAATTTGAATGCATCTGTAAATTTATCGACGACCAACTGTCTACGCTTAGCTAATGCTTCGGTCTTAACTTTTGGATCTATTTCAGAATCACTAAGCGGGCCATCCAACTCCTTTTCGACCTCCGACCCAACGCTTTCGGACTCTGTCTCTCCGCTATCGTCCCGCATCTCAGAATTACGGTCTTCATTTAATTCTCCACCCTTTTGAGTATCGTACTCAAGGATACTTTCCGAGCGGGGATCGAATTGTCCATAGACATCGATCGCTTCGGCATCCAGGACTGCCTGAACGATTGGCTTGGATACATCGACCATATCATTGGCTAATGTTTCCAAATCCGCAGGTTTGATTATCCCGGCTTCTTTTGTTCTAGTCCCTTTTTCATTCTTCTGCTCCTGGGATATCTCATCGATTCGATCCCGGATGGTTTGAATCTGATCATCAAATCCTTTGACTCCAAACTTCTTGTGCATGGTAGTAATGAAGTCCGCGAATACGAAAGGTAGTAATCCTTCGCCGAGCCCACCACCTAATTGATTGATTGTTTTTTCGGTGTATTGAGATGATGGAATGTCTGCCAGTTTTATCATCTGACGGGCAGCCCGGGATCTGCCGGTATCTCCTTTATTCTTTTCGGACTGTTTCTCTCCACCCAGAAACCACTGAGCAAAATCAACAGCATTGATATCGACAGATGATAATAGATCAGCACCGGTTTCCATGGTGGTCGGACGATCTAGTTTTTGCTCGGATTGGTCGATTGATGTTCTTTGCTTCTTAAACTCTCCGTCCTTCAGCTCACGACCTTTGGCATACGCCTTCATCACATCAAAGGTTTCAAATACTTTGCTTGCAGTAAAGGCACCATGTCCATTCTCTGCTTTTACGGTTACATCTGTGTCTTCAAGAGGTCTGCGGAAATTGAAATTCTTTTCGTCCTTCACCTCAAACCCTGCGATATTGACCTCTGTACTTTGGTCTTTGACCAATTGCTTAGGATATGGGACGACGGCGTTAAGTCTTTGGGCGAATAGCTTACTCTTAGGATTCTTTACAAGCTCGGTGTATCCTTCAACAATCTCTCCATCGATCGTTTCGCGATGCTTGGCAAGAACCTGTGATCTCTGTATACCGTCTTCTCCTTCAACATCTTCCTTTACTACCTTGTCGTATTTATCAAGGAACTGCCTGCGGGCTGTGAGACTAATGATTTTGGCTAGGGTTTTAGATAGTGGTGCTCCAGGCTCTACCCGCATGAACGGATCTTCGGATTCTTCCGCATATTCAAATTGGTTGTATATATCTATAATAAGATCGGCCTTCTCGGCTTGAGCGGGGTCGAGCTTCTTTTTGTTTTGGGTCTTAATCTTGTTTAAATTCTCTATAGACTCTTCCTGAATTCTCTGTCTTTCGACAACATACAGAGCCATATCAAAGTCTTTGTGGGAGTCGGATGGATCTCCAAGACCTTCGAGTGTGGCACCCCCGGCTATTTTTAAAGCGAGAACTTCTTCGGTCGTTGGGTTCGGGCTGAATATAGGAACACGATCCATTTGAGGTATCGCTTTTCCATCTTTGTCTCTTTTAGGTTTGCCGCGATTATCTTTTATTGAGCGGTTCATCCTGCGACGGATTCTTTCCGCCACGACTGCACCAAAGGTCACTTCTTCCGCAAACATCTCGGGATATGATACGACTCCGGAATCTGTTGTTATCGGATCGGATCCGATGTCCTTTTGCTGTTTCCATCGGGCAGATGCACGGGCTGCTTCTAAAGCCATGGAGTATTGATTCAGGGTTTTACCGCCGTAATAAGGGCTCGGTGTATGTAAATCGTAAGAACGGAAAAGCTTCGTCTTCTCTCTCTTAAATCCACCGTTTACAAAATCCCATAGTACATGGTGAGGTTTCTGGCCTTCGGTCTTGGTCTGTCTAGCATTTAGAACTTCTATCTTTTTTTGCGGAGCTTTTCCGTCTTTTGTCCACATGCCTGTACGACCTACTCGCTTGTACCCTTTGGATTTAACATAATTACCTAAAGCGAGCTCTCCAATATTATACTTTTTGGTTTTAACTAGGTGAGCATAGTCATCCATGATAAAAGCTGCTCCCGCCTTTATCGCTTTGTCGATGTTTTTAAACTCGCCTTGTAGCTTACCGTCCGCCACTGGGCTGCGTCGGTTTCCACGAGCACCGTTAGATGAAACATATATAATATCCGAGGCTGTGTAATTTCCCGTATTCGCAAAACCTTCGGACTGATACATTTTATGGTAACGATCTGTCGAAGAATCTGGTGACCCTTCCCCAATAAATTGATTGGCCAACTTTGTCTTAACCTGCTCTTTTGGGAGATATCCAGCTTTTTTAGCATTTGGGCTAATAGCTTTGGCGATCTGGTCGGTCATCCTGTCCTGAAGAGTTTCCTCTTTCTCAACCGTGCTGTAGATTTCGTAGTCTTTGAAATCTTTTAATCTGGCCAACATCCCTAAGGTCAGCGCCTGCCTTGGCCCTTTCGTGCCGTTTTTATTTATCTTTCTTACATAGTACAGACTGTGAATCGTATCCTCCCACTCGACCTTTCTTTGCTCAGGAGCAATGACCTGTATAAACGCTTCAGCTAGAGCTTTTTTCTCTCCGAGTGCTGCTATTTCTTTTTCAGCTTCTTTGACATCAACACCTTCTTTTAAAGAGTTTATCTGCCGATCTATATCCGCAATGCGGTTTTCAAGAAGACCCACCGTATCATCAATTCTTTCGCGGGCTTCAGCCAGCATATCCTCGACCGCTTTTGTGGTCTGCATTCTCTGCTTACCTTCACCGCGTTCTATTTCGTCTATCTTTTTTCTGAGCTCTTTAACAATTGAAGTTGGTGCTGCATCAATCATAGGCCCGAAGCGTAAAACCTCGGCAATGATTGAACCTACCGATACATTTTTTCCAAGCTTTTCAACAGCTTCGTCGATTCGTTTATTTAAGACATCTTCATCCGTTAAGGTTTTCTCTATCTGTCTTACGGTGGCTAGTGCTCGCCCAAGCGTTTTTGCTTCGGCTTCACTTTTTGGTAGCAACCGCTCAAGCTCGGACATTTCTCGTTTTGCGGCAAATGCCGGTTTAGGTAAGGATCCTTTGGCCTCTGGCTGTTTAGCTCTTATCTTAGCTTGAGTAGGTGCAGGTAAATCACTAGGTGCGGATTTTGATTTTGGGGTAGACTCGTTGCTTGTCTTGTCGGAATCTTTTTTTACCGAATCAGCAACTGACTGCGCTTCTTTAGGTTTTGAGCTTTCAGGATCCTCTTCTCTTTCCTGAGCCGCTATACGAAGAGTTTCATTTGGTGTGTAAAAACTCTTACTTTCAGTAAATAGCTTCTCCCCGGCCATGGCATTCAATGCGCGGGCGATCATGGATTTCTCCTGCGGGGTTCCGGGCATTGCGTTGAGCTTGCGCTCGGTCTGCTCGACAGTTTGCGGGGTTGGGTTTGTTTGAGAACCCTCGGCATCAGGAGTTGCTGGCTCAGGCATGGCATTTTCCATGCCGAGAAAGTCTTTGATTTTTTGATCAAGAATCGGTCCCTGCTCGCCACCTGACAAGTTCTCGGTTCCTACATAAGGAGACATAGCCTTATGCAGCACTTTGTCTTTAAATGATTTAAGCTGTTTTGCGACTGACGGGTCGGGTTTACCATCCTGTGTCAAAACACGCCCCCACTGATAAGAAAACCACTCCTCGGCAAGGACATCAGGACTGGTTCGTTTCATCCGATCAAATGCTTGTTTTATTTTCTTCTGCTCATTTTCAGGCAAAGAATCGAAAGACTGATCGGGCTTTTTAGTGAAATACTGGGCGTATGCTTCGAGCTGAGCATCAGGTCCTAGACCTTCCCATATAGTATTGAGCTCTTTATCAGAAAGAATAAAAACACGGGCAAAGTGACCCGACTCGTGCATGAACGCACCCATAGGATCAGCTGCAAATTCTTTCTCATTAATATAAATAACATCGTGCCCATCGCGGCTCTCAAACTGTCCGCGGTTTGCCATATTGGAATCCGGTGTCCTTGGGCTAATTGCGACTTTAAGACTCGCCATAGCTTCAGGCTTTGCCGTGAACATCCGTTGGAGAAAATCATTGGTAAATTCTAACGACTCGGGACTAACTCCCGGAATACCTGATAAATAATCAACCATTGAATCCGCATCATTGAATGACTGATACGGAGCAGCATACCCTGCACGGGTAATTGTACCCATGGATCCTGTTTCCGTAGCCTGCTCGCCACTGATCTCAATGGGTGCATTACTAAAGTAGTTCGCGTTACGCCCGCGCATTTCCAATGCGGATGATAGTACGCCCGGGCCAACCCCGACCAATCCTTCAGCAGCAATCGCATCCCAGTCCCATGCTTCGCCCGGTTCTTTACTAGCCCATTGTCCGAGAAATTCTCCGGACATGCCCATGGTGGAATCAAAGCCTAGTTCGGCGGCTGCATTTCTAGTCTTTTGAAAAGTTTTGAATCTGGGAACTGCTCCCTGTGCCTTATTGAATGCGGTTTTATCAAGGAGTTTACCTCCTTTGAACATTACATTACCGGTATGATTCGCGACACCCATAACCTTGCCAGCCATAAAACCTGTAAGCATGTCAGCGGCTGCAATAGGAACACCCTTCTGCACCATCTTCTTCTGGATATTGTTCCTTATGCTTTCATTCGACCAGGCGGCGGCGAATACTTTGGGGTTCTTCCAATCAACTCCTAATTCCTGCATTCCTTCCAATGCCATGCCCGATGCTTCGAGAACAAAAGATGCAACACCCCAGGATGCTTTGGCACCAATTCCTGCTCCAGCCAATGCACCGCCCGGGCCGCCAATTGCACCAACTGCTGCTCCTGCACCGGCTGATGGAATGAGCCATTTGATTGTTGCCGGAAGAAATGATGATAGTGACTCCACAAACATTTCCGGAATCGCTGCGGGATTATCAAATAATAGATTACCCATAGCATCGAGAAACCCGTCGGACTTGGTCTCTCTGACCCGTTTCATGGTCGAGCTAGTGGGAAGCTTTTCTATCTCGGATGCGATCTCGATAAATCTCTGCATCTCATCCGCATCCAATGTGTTAGTTAAAAAGTCGGGAGTATAATTACTCATCTCACTCATGAGCACACCCCGCTGAATTGCATTACCTAATCCACCAAGCCAGCTGGTACTCTCAGCCTGCTCGAACAATTCATTATCCAAACCGTTTTCAGCAGCCAGACCGATTACCTTTTGCATATCATCCCGGGCGGCTTCCATCTTTTCCCTGGCTTTGTCAGCTTTTGCACTGCCGGCTACTTTTAGAAATGCAAGCTGTGCATCCTCATAGTTGCTCTTGGCACCATAGACGGATTCCATGATCTTGGCAGACTTCAATCTTTCCATCCCGCCAAGCTCTTCCATTGCGACTTCCAACGGTTTTCCACGATAGCTGGTCATGCCGCTATTTTTCATCTCAGCAATATCGAGAAGATCGACATCATTACGGGAGAGACCAATGGGTCGGCCATCAATCAATCCATTCTGGGAAAAGAAGATTCCTTTATCACGAAGATTTCTTTCCTTCTTTACCAAATCGCGACGGGCGAGCAATCCTTGCTTGTCGCCGCGAACACCGGCAGCCAGTCTTTGCTTCTGTATCTGAGAGGATTTACTAGGTGCACCCTCCATAGATAAGATTGGACTTACCTGCTTACGGGGATCTGTCTTTTCAATATTTTGAGCTTCACCATCCAAACCAACGATTGGTTGCTCCCAGGAAAACTGATCCATGAACTCATCAGCTTTCTTTTTACTTAAAGGTGCTTTACTCCGAGCCTTGAGCTGTGCATCCATGGCATCCCGTGCAGGGACTGAAATGTTTGTTAGCTGCTCGAATAATTGAAATTCTTGATTTCTCGCGGCGTCTGCGGTTTGTCTTCTGCGATCCTTCTCAGCTTTTAATCTAAGATATTTATCCCGCAATCCATTGGTGCTATCCCATGCTCCAAACTTTTTTAGATTCTCCTGGGCTGCAATCTTACGATCAGAAGATCCTCCGAAAAAGCCGTCTTCTTCCTGACTCGATTTTACTTCATCCGCTTTCATTTGATCGATGAACGAAAGCATTTCGTCATCATTATCAAAATCTCCGAATCCGCCGACGCTGTTGAAAAACGGTTGGAACTCGTTCTTTACAAAATCATCATACAGCCCTTCGTAATGCTTTGCTGAGCGTTCGTTCTCAGTCGCATACTGTTTGAACTGACCGTGGGCTTTTTTGACTCCGTCATAGGCATCGAGTTCATCAAATACATTACTCTGACGCTGTGCAGGTTGAACCTCGTATCCGTAATCAATGGGTTCATATTGTGGCTGTGGAGCCTGAGGCATTTGGCCTCCGAATGGTTGATACTTTTTCTGTACCGGTTTGCTGGTAAATTGACTTAGGCTATCTTTCTTTTCGCCTGAGTAATCATCAGCCCCCAGATCTATATCGTCGAAGAGGGACATGATCTACCTTTTACAACAGCCCCTGAGCTTTAAGTTTTGCGAATCTCCTCAACTCTTCGTCGGTAGCCATCTTTCCCGAAGCATTTCTAGCTCCGCCAGCGGCTTTAATTAAGCTCGGTCTATCCATGGCACTAATCGCGTCATCCATGCCCACATCCTGCGGGGTTCTTACCGGTCTTCTCATCGAAGAGGTTGAAGACATTGGGTTCGTCGGAGAATCTAAGGTTGGTCTAGGGGCTTCGGGAGTTCCGCCTCGATACTCGGGTCTCATATTACGAGTACTCCGGTAAGGATTGCTTAAATATTGCGGAGCTGCTGGACCTTGAGAAGGACCTAGCGGTGCCGGGCCTTGCATAGGCTTTATAGGTGCTAAGTCTTGAGGTGTATTACCTCGATACTCGGGTCTCATATTACGAGTACTCCGGTAAGGATTCATCAATGATTGAGGCATGGGAGGTCCCTGAGAAGGGCCTAGCGGTGCGGGTCCCTGCATGGATCTTACCTGCCGGGTTGAATTAGCCGCAGTAGTCCAAGGGTTGCTTAAGGATGGTTGTTGTTTGTTCTTACTAAACATCCCAACACCTTTCTTAATAAGATTTTTACCCATTGGGCTTCTTGATGAAAGTAGAGCTCCTGTGCCTAGTAAACCTGCTCCGAGGGCATAATCTTTCCAATCCAAGCCTTCGTCCTCGTCCGATTCGGGAGCCATAGGCTCCGCGGGCTCTGCCGGAGCGTCTGGTTGAGAAGGTGCTGCTTTATCTCGATTCAAATAAGCCAGCGCATCTTCTTTTGTTGCGAAAGTTGCATCTCCGTAATCCTGCATGTTGCCTGACATTCTTACCGTGTCTTTAGGAATTGCAGTCTGCTGGCCAAACTCATCAGTATAAACTTCGCTTTCTGCATCTAATTGCCTGCCAAGAGCTCCCTGTTGAACTGGATTTAAAACATTGTTAGCGGAAGCCTGTCCGCCCGCTCTTTCAAAGGCGTCGCCGAACTCGGTTGTTGAAAAAGAACCATCTGGATTCTCAATGACTGTCGTGCCTGGGTTGGTTAAACCGCTGCGTTTCACGTATTCATCTCGGGAAACCTGACCAGGGGCTTTATTTTTATTTTCCGGATCTTTAGGATCCGCATAAAAACTACCGGTGTTTGCCAATTCCTGCATGCGTTTTTTCTTTGCGTGGACGGAACTGTCAAAAGGTGCTCCAAACATCTCTCGGGCTAATTTAGCTCTTCTCTGTAGCGCAGCTCTTTCCGCTAAAACTCTTTGGGTGTGGTCATCGATTGCGGCTACACGATCGTTCGCTTTTGCTTTTTGGGTATCTCTCTTCAGTCTGCGGTTACCTTCCGCGACTAAATTCTTCTGCGCAACTTCTTCGCCAAAACCTTGTAACGACTTATCCCGTGGATCAAGCTTGCCCATGCTACGAGCAGCGTTCATCGGATCTTCAAAACCTCCAGACATTTGGTTGGCCTGCATAGCCATAGGGTTATCTAAAGTTACCGGGTCGGTAACTGGCATATCCAAATCGGCATTTTTTAATTTATTCGATCCTGCTTGTGGGGCTCTATCCGCCGCATCGACTATATCTTCGTCACCATCTTCTGCCCCTCCAAAAGCACTGGCAACCCCGATACCTGTTGCGAGCTGCCTTTTAGGACCACCGAGTAACAGCTTACCTGTTGGAGAATTAAGGACTTTGTTTTTAACTTTACCTAAAGTATTTTTAACACCGTTTTTAGCGAGATTACCAAACCCGGCCTTTACTGTATTGCCGACTCCGCCGGTTAATGCCGCTAATCCTGTGTTAAAGGCGTCGCCTGCCACACCCCCAAAACCTGGAGTATCTTCCATCTGCAAGCCTTCTTCATTTCCGGTCAACTCATTAAAACCCGCTTTTAGATAATCCGCACCTGCGGCACCTAAAGCTAACGGAGACGCTGCGGCATTACCCAATCCTTTGGCCGCTCTTGTAAGCACCGAGTCATCAGCATCGACGCCAAATATATCATCCCGCATATCTCCAATTTGATCATAAGCACTCACAGGACTGTTTAAATCTGGATCGGTGCTCTCCTCCGAAAGTACATCTCGTAAACCAGCCATAAGCTCAGGTCTTTGACGAAGTGCTCGACCCGCGTTTACAGGATCTTCCGCCATCCACGCACGAAGCTGTCTGGGTGTTAGCTCGCCGGTTTCGAAAAGAGTCTGATAATCCATAACAGAGAAGGCTAGATACAGGGAATTACGGCATCAACCGCTTGTAATTCTTCTTAATCGATCCTAACGGGACGCGCATGAAGCCATCCGGGCACATAAGGCTGGGATTCTTATGCAACATCCGATTGCTGATTTTCTTCTTTTTAGGTGCGCGATAAGTTGTTGCGCTATCAATATTATAGATAGCAATTGCCGCAGCTAATACATGATCATCATGATGACCAGGCGCAGCTTCAGGCTTTCCACGATCGTTTATTATGAAGGTTTTCAACTCTTTTAATACCCCCTCGTCAGGAATATCTATGTTTTCTTCAATAATCTCAGCCGCCATGTGATCAATAATCGTCTTGCGGGTTATCTTATCGGTACTCCAACCATAACTTTTTTCTACCATACCCATGGAATCATTGTACTTCCGTCTACGATAGACGGATAATCCCATCTCCAATAAATATTTTAATAACGCGAGACCCGAATTATTAACCTCCGGGATTACAAACGCATCCCCATACCATCGGGCTGCGGCTTCAACCTCGTGGGCTAAAATTCCTATATCAACCCGACTGTGATGCAATGCTACGAGACGGGGAACATGCCAGTTACCATGCCAATCCTCAAACGGTGCCCGCCAAACCTGAATCGAATGGTAGTCAGGATCAGCTGCGATTCCCTGAGTCTGCTGGTCTTCTCCCGTACATGTATCCGCTGATATTAAATATTTGGAATCATACTCAGGCTCGTCGTATATTTTCCACATGCCGGAGCGATCAGGTTGAAAGGTGGAGGTTTTTGCATCTCCTTGTACCGTCAAATTACCCATCTTACTAATCTGAGATGGTACCGCTTTGATCATAGCTTCCACATTTCCTATGTGAAAACGCGGGCGGGAACTCATTAAGAAACATTCATCAGGATCAGATGGATATTCCTGCCGGAATTTACTTAAATCTCCATTGCATTTGTCCTGAAGAACTCTTCTTCTCCAATGCAACTGTTCGTAGTTTACTCCAAATCTTTCAATCTCCTGCTTTTCGTCATCCGTCATAGTATCGATAAAGTCTTGCTCCTCGGATTTATCACGAAACGGCACTACGGAGTCCTCAAATTCAAACCATGCAGCAAATATTTTTGCCCATTCATTGTCCTGAACCCAAGTTCTATAAAACCAACCGGCCGGGCCGTTCGGTGTGGAGTCTGCAACTACTAAAGATACATTATCTCCGTCATATAAAGACTGTAAATAGCCTAAAGCTGGATCCCTTTCACCTTGATTAGGCCAAAAAGCAACCTCCGTCATGTTACCAACCTGAATGGTACCAGATCGTCCAGCATTTTTTGATCCGGCGGTTTCCTTTCCGTAGTGACTCCTACTCTTAAGCTTAATTAAATCGGCAAGATTGCCGCCTTCTTCAAGATTTGTCCCGTTTGGATCCCATGGAAATATGTCGTTCTCCGCATATCTCCGGTAAATCTCGAACACTTTGTCGCTCGTCCCGCTGATATCCCCCATCAAGCTGCCGCTTAGATTGTCGTGCTTTCGCATATGATGGTA